CCGGATCCTCGGCTGGATCGCCGTCGCGGCGGCGGTCGCCTTCATCCTCCTGCCCTGGGCGATGAGGAACCTGGCTTGATCCCGAAGGCGAGCGAGCATTTCCGCTGGGGCACGCAGGCCCGGCGGCTGTACGACCGCCTCTCCTGCGGCCCGGCGACGGCCGCGGAGATCGTCCGGGAGCTCCACATCTACGGCTATTCCAAGATCGTCGCGGAGATCCGGAAGCGGATCGCCGGTACCGGCGTCACCGTGAAGGCCAGGCCGGTCAACGGACGCCGGAACCTCTGGGAGTATCGCCTGGCCACTGACCTTTCTCCTAAATTTTATTCAGGCCGGCCCGCCGCCGCCTGTCGGGAAGTCGCGGGCGCAATCAGATGAACAGGTATCAGGAAATCAAGTGCCGCAAGCTCGACCGGACGATGACGGCCGGAAAGTGCCTGCGCCTGCAGGAAGAGGCGGAGGGCTTCTACGGGAAGGACAAGGCGGCCCGCTGCGGATCGTGCCCGTGCGAACAGGGGCTTGAAATCAGGAGGGAGATCGAGATGGCGCAGAACAAGCGGCGGGAGTGCCGGAACTGTAAGCGGGTCATGGTGATCGCGCAGGACGGCCTGTGCGGCGGCTGCTGGTGCCGGACGAAGGGCCTGACCGGGGCCGCATACGACGAGGCGCTGGCGAAGGCAAAGGCCGATTTCGGCGGCGTTCCGGAAGGCCAGCGCGCCCCGCAGCGGAAGTTCTACCGCGGTCCGCAGGTGAAGCCCCAGGCGGCGGATGCGGAATATGCAAAGCCGGCCGAGATCGTCGAGCCGCATCCCGGCCCGATCGAGAAGCCGCCGGAGGATGTCGAGGCGACGCCCACACCGGGCTGGAAGTGGCAGGGGCCGTATTCGAACCATAATCGATTCTGGGGACTACCCGGCGATCTCTGGTTAATCGCCGGGGAGGAAATGCCGGCCATCCTTGTGCCCTTCCACGATGAAGACTGCCGCGTCTACGACGCCCTGATCAAGCTGTCCCTGAAGTACCGGCGCGATCCGTACCAGCAGATCCTCTGGCTCCTGGAGAAGGAGCTTCTGAACGAGCGCCTCCTAGATGACGATCCGCACCGCCGGGACAATCTCGATGCCGAGGCGACCGTCACCATCGAGGCGCGGGAGGCGGGCAATGACGGTTGAGATCCGCGAGACGCCCCTGTTGACCGAGGCCCGCTGCACGTCCTGCCGGGCCGAGCTGGCCGTCTATTCCGACGACCCCGGCCTGGTCCGCCGCGAGCTGGCCAAATTCGAGCGCAAGCACGAGGGAGGGAGCCATGAAAAACGCAGTCACCAGAACGCTTGACCTGCAGCGGGAGACGATTCGGAAGATCGCAAATATCGTGCTTGAAGATTACAAGACAGGCGACCACGAGAAGGTGGCGGCCGTCATCGCGATCCTCTGCGAGCACGAGATCCTCTACGACCAGATCATGGAAAGTCGATGAATTACCTGGATTTCCTTGGAAAGAAAACACACAGCGGCGCGATGGACGGCTTTGAGCCGTTATCAATTCCGGACTTCCTGTTTGATTTCCAGAAGGATTTGACCGCCTGGGCCATCCGCAAGGGGCGGGCGGCGATATTCGCCGACTGCGGCCTGGGCAAGACTCCTATGCAGTTGGTGTGGGCTGACAACATCATCCGGAAGGAAAACGGGAACGTCCTGATTATTACGCCGCTTGCCGTTTCCGCGCAGACCGTGCGGGAGGGTAAGAAATTCGGGATCGAATGTCACAAGTCGATGGAGGGCAAGGTCGATAAAGGCATCACCGTCACGAATTATGAGCGCCTGCATTATTTTGACCCGTCCGATTTTGTCGGCGTCATTCTGGATGAATCGTCGATTCTGAAAAACTATTCCGGATCGCGCCGTGCCGAGATCACCGAGTTCATGAAGAAAATGAAATACCGCCTTCTCTGCACGGCCACCGCCGCCCCGAACGATTACATCGAACTCGGCACATCCGCCGAGGCGCTGGGAATCATGGGCTACATGGACATGCTTTCGATGTTCTTCAAGAACGATCAGAACACATGCGACACGGCTCGGAAGTGGGCATCCCACGGAGGCGGCGCGCCAAAATGGCGTTTCAAAAAGCACGCCGAGATTCCGTTCTGGAAATGGGTCTGCTCATGGGCGCGGGCGGTACGCAAGCCGTCCGATCTCGGTTATGACGACGGCCGTTTCGTACTGCCTCCGCTTAAAGAGCAAGAAACCGTCGTTCATTGTTCGCGCCCGTTGAACGGCCGGTTGTTTGTGGAACCGGCGATCGGGCTTTACGAACAGCGGGAAGAGCGGCGCATGACGATCAGGGAGCGGTGCGAAAGTGCTGCTGCAAAGGTCAACGGAAACTCAATCGCCGTTGTGTGGTGTCATCTGAATGATGAAGGCGATCTGCTGGCAGATATGATCGATGGCAGTGTCCAGATCAAGGGCTCCATGAGCGATGAAAAGAAGGAAGCGGCGCTGATCGACTTCGCAGATGGAAACATCCGCGTACTGGTCACAAAGCCGAAGATTAGCGCGTTCGGCCTGAATTGGCAGCACTGCGCACACATGAGCTTCTTCCCGTCTCATTCATACGAGCAATATTATCAGGCTGTTCGACGCTGCTGGAGGTTCGGGCAAGACAAGCCGGTCAAAGTGGACATCATCACAACAGAAGGCGAATTGAACGTGCTGAAAAACCTGCAACGGAAAGCGGAGGCGGCCGATCGGATGTTCGACAACCTGGTCGGCTTCATGAATGATTCCATCAAAATAGATACGACAAGCCATCAAATCGAAACGGAGGTGCCGAAATGGCTGTAATTGGCCAGAAGATAACCGATCAATATGCGATTTATCACGGAGATTGTATCGAAGTGATGGCCGACATGAAACCGGAATCCATCCACCTGTCGGTCTATTCCCCGCCGTTCGGTGGGTTGTATCATTACAGCAGTTCCGAGCGCGATTTAAGCAACTGCTCAAATTATGACCAGTTTTTTGAACACTATGAATATGTCGTGCAAGAGCTGTTCAGGCTTACCTTGCCGGGCAGAATGACATGCGTTCACTGCATGGACGTGCCGAGCGGGAACAGCGGCGTCGATACCTTATTAGACTTCCCGGGCGACATCATCCGCCTGCACAAGCGGATCGGATTCAATTACATCGCTCGGTATCACGTCTGGAAAGAGCCATTGGGTGTTCGCAACCGCACGATGGCAAAGAACCTTGCCCACAAGACCATCGTGGAAGACTCCTCAAGATGTTCGGTCGCCTCTGCTGATTACCTTCTCGTTTTCAGGAAAAAAGGGACAAACAAAATACCCATCGCGCATCCTCGCGGCCTGCAGGATTACGCTGGCGAGCGCCAGATTCCGCACGAGCTTTTATCATACAAGAACTATCCCGGAAACCAGATCGAGAACCGTTATTCGCATTGGATATGGCGTCAATACGCCTCGGCCTTTTGGGATGATGTCCGGATCGGCCGTGTCCTTCCCTTCAAGAAATCAAAAGACGAAGAAGACGAAAAGCACATCCACCCGCTGCAATTAGACGTGATCGAACGGTGCGTGATTCTATGGAGCAATCCGGGCGAAATCGTTTTGACGCCGTTCATGGGCGTCGGATCGGAGGTTTACGGGGCGGTCGTGAATGGCAGGAAAGGCATCGGGGTTGAATTGAAGGCGAGCTATTACAGGCAATCCGTATTGAACATGGAGAGCATTAAATTCACCAACACGCAGGGCGAAATCTTCCAGGCGGCGGAGTCATGAAATCCTGCCGAAACTGCGATCATGCCTATCTCCGGACTGAAAAGACGGCGACGTGGAATTATGAAGCCTGCGCCCTGGGTGCCGCACCGATGACGCCATACCTCGACGGGCTGTGTGACCTTTACACGCCGATCTCGGATCACAAGAGGGCGGTTTTCCTTCACACCAGACCGAAACTGATTTTAATGGAGGCGATCGATCTATGAAACCTGCAAACGCGCAGATCTGCTCCACCTGCCAGGAGCTTTTCGTGGGCGACGAATGCCCGAAGTGCGGGGACCGGAACTTCTCCTACCTGCGCCGGTGGTTCGCGCCCATGCACCCCTTTGGAGGGCCGAAAGATGATGTCATCCTTAAGGACAAGGTCATCGACCGCGACCAGTGGCTGGCCCGCCCTGACGCGCTACCGCTGGAGCCCTTGGCGCAGCCTTGCGGCCGTCCTGACCTGCGCGGCCGCTTTCACCTTGACGCCGCTTCCGCTGGGCGAATCTTCCGCTGCGTTCTCCCCGCTCAGCCGGCAGGACCTCATGCGGATCGTGAAGCGGAACCACCCGCAGCCGTCCCTGGTCCGTGCGGTGATCCAGGTGGAAAGCCGCTGGAATCCCCGTGCTCGCTCCTCCGCTGGAGCGGTCGGACTGATGCAGGTGATGCCGGCCAGCGCCCGGATGGTCGGCCTTGACTTCACGGCGGCCGACCTGGCCTGCCCGGAGAGGAACATCGTCGCCGGCACGCGCATCCTGCGCCACTACCAGCGCACGTCCGGGTCGCTCCGCGAGGCCCTGCGCCTCTACAGCGGCGGCGCCCGCAACTACTATGAACGAGTCATGAGGGAGATGGCGAGGTGAGATGATGGAGAGCATGGCATGTAGGGCGACTGGGCTGACGGGGCGTTGCAAACCTGAAACGCGCAGCCTACCCGCAACGCAACTAGCTCCGGCAGGCGAAGAAGTGCGAGGGTTTGCGCAACGGCAATGACACGCACAGAGTCTGTCCGAATGGAGGGTAGAACCGAAGTTAACGTCACCCCCGGAGTAAACCTTCGGCTGCTCTCCGTCACTCATCCTATAACAGGGCAATAAGTGGAAAGGAAATATTTATAAATAATGGCAATCATAAGATACCCCGGCAAATACGAACAGATCGGCCGTGAGATCGGCTGCATGGTGGACGAGAAGCAGCGGGCCTACGGGCGCAGCTTCGACAAGGCTGGAGACATCCTCCGCTCCCTGTTCCCATACGGCATCGAGACTACGCAGTACGACGACCTGCTTGCGATGGTCCGCATCCTCGACAAGCTCTTCCGGATCGCCACGCACAAGGACGCCCTGGGCGAAGACCCCTGGCAGGACATCGCAGGCTACGCCCTGCTCATGAACCGCAACACAGACACAACAGATTAGGAAATCAACAAATGTCAATTTGCATTTTAGCGGGATCGAATCGGGACTTATGCCGCACATCGATTCGATCCATTCTTCTTACCGTAATTGCAACGGAATCACTGACATCAACTCGTCTTTTTTCACCCCGTGATCCCCAAACCATGAATCTTCTCAATAATCTATTGCCGTCACCGTTTCCGCGGGTCCTTCCAACGCCCCGCACTTCACGGGTAATTCGAACCTCGGGTTTTGGCTCCGGGTAAAATTAAAATGGGACGGGAGTTTAGGAAACAGTCTGGAGTCGAACGGGGCGAAGTCCTCCATGTGCGAAGAGAGCTTGAATGACTGAAGATATACGCAGACAGGTACGGGAGCGAGTGGAACTGGAAGCCGCACGCGCAGCCGAGGCATCCGCGTCCGGCGCGTCTGATGGTCGCGGTAGTGGTGGCGGCGCGGCCGTGGGAACAGGCGGACCAGGTGCGGGCGGCGACGCAAGCGAAAGCGGAGCCGGCGGCAACGGAGATCCGCGGATCACCAGCAAGCTGATCCACGAGTGCCTGTTCGCAAACGAGCTGGGGGACGCGACGCTTTACGCGACGATCTACCGCGACCGCTTCTTGTATTGCAAAAACACGCAGGAGTGGTTCGAGTGGGCCGGCCATTACTGGAAGCGCGACGCGATGAACCGCTCCCTGGCCGCCGTCGAGCAGGTCGTGGATCACTACCTGGCAGAATACAAGCGCATCTCCGGCCGGATCGGGGATCTGGTCTCCGCCGGCGAGGCGGAATCGGCCGCCGAGGAGATCAAGAGGCTCCGTTCGCAGCAGGCATCCATCTTGAAGCGCGCCACGCAGCTCCGGGCCGACAAGCGCCGCACGGCCTGCCTCAAGTTCGCCCACACGATCGACAATCCCATCGCCATCACCGGCGAGGAGTTCGACGACAAGCCCCTTCTCTTCCCATGCGCCAACGGCGTGATCGATCTGGAGTCCGGCCTTCTCAAGCCCGGCCGCCCCGGCGACTACCTGACCATGGCCAGCCCGGTCCCGTTTCTCGGCATCGATGCGCCGGCTCCGCTCTGGGAGAAGACGCTGATGGAGATCTTCGGCGGCAACGCCGACCTGGTCACCTATCTCCAGCGCCTCTTCGGCTATGCCATGACGGGCCTGGTCAACGAGAAGGTCTTCCCGGTGCTCTATGGCCGCACGGGATGGAACGGCCGCAGCCTGATCGTCGAGACGGTCTCCTACGTCATGGGCGACCTGGCCGGCTCGATCCCCGCGGAGATGCTTCTGTCGCAGCGGTACGGAAAGTCCAGCAGCGGGCCCGCCCCGGACATCATGTCCCTGAAGGGGATCCGCATGGCCTTCGCGTCCGAGATCGACGAGGGCCAGCGTTTCAGCGCCTCGAAGATCAAGTGGCTCACCGGCAAGGACGAGCTGGTAGGCCGCAACCCGCACGACAAGTATCAGACGCGCTTCAGGCCGACGCACAAGCTATTCCTGATGACCAACACGCAGCCCCAGGCCCCGCCGAACGACAAGGCCTTCTGGTGGCGCCTAGCCCTGATCCCGTTCATGATCTCCTTCGTCAACCGGGACCCGCAGGAGGCCAACGAGCGCCGCGCGATCCTCGACCTGGACCGCCAGGTGCTGAAGGAGGCGTCGGGGATCCTATCCTGGCTGGTCCGTGGCTGCCTGCTCTGGCAGCGGGACGGTCTCATGCCGCCCAGGGAGATCACGGAGGCCACGGAGCAGTACCGCCGCAACGAGGACATGCTGGCCGACTTCATCGACGAGTGCTGCATTCGGGAGCCTGGCGCGAAGGAGAAGGCCTCGACGCTCTACGCACGTTTCATCGAGTGGTACCACGACAACATCGGCAAGTCGGAGCCGTCCGGAACCTGGTTCGGAAAGCAGCTCGGCCAGAAATACGACAAGTGGAAAACCGACGGCGTCGTCATGTATCACGGCATCGCCCTGAACTATTGACAGGGATAGTCGGAGGGTTAAACCGGACAAAATGAAAGAATTGAAAATAAAAAATAAAAACGCATCAAACTATCCCTTACCCTATACGGCCATTCCGTCGTCCGGAATGATCGACTATCCGAAGGCCAATTTCAGGGATGGTTTGTTTTTGGCGAAAATCGACCATAAACATGTTTCAACGCACGGAAATAATTCAGGGATTGTCGTTGACAGTCTGGTTTGTGTCCGGATAGTGGAGGGTTTGGAGACAGTTTATTTGTCAGAGAATTTTAAAAAAGTTCTTGCGAAAAATATATAGGCGAAACCGTCTACAAGTCTCCCTACACCGGAGGGGGCAAATATATATATCAATAAATAATGTAATGAAAATGAATAGATATAAAAAAATAAAAGAAAAAAAAGAAAAAAAAGAAAAAGTCGAAAAATCGCTCTTTTTTTGAACTGTCTACAGAATGCCGGAAATTGACAAGGGAGGGTTTTTTGATGGTCATGAATGGATTGGAAAAAGAATTTGCGAGGCTGAATCCGGATCTCTATCTGGAAATTACGGAGCGTTCCTATTTGAGGGGGATCGAGGATGTCTTGGGAGAGCAGAAATATGCGGAATACGTCCTTGACCGTTTCATCGAAGATCGATGCAGCATCGATTCGCATGACGGCACGGTGCGGGCTTCATATTTATACGGTCGTTTTCTGGAATGGTTCAATCGCATGTCCGTAGTACGGAACATACCGAAGATGACGTGGTTCGGGCGCCAGATGGCCATGCGATTCGAAAAAACGAAAAAGAACGGTTCGGTCTATTACAAGGGCCTGACGCTGAGATGAACGTCCTCGATCTGGCGCAGCGAAAGGTGAAGATGCGGAAGGCCTCCGGAACCAACGGAGGCGAGTGGCAGGGCCCGTGCCCAGGCTGCGGAGGAGAGGATCGTTTCCACGTCTGGCCTGCGGAGAACGACGGCCGCGGCGGCTACTGGTGCCGCCAGTGCGAAAAGACTGGCGACAACATCCAGTTCCTGCGGGAGTTCGACGGCATGGGCTTCAAGGAGGCCTGCGCTGAGCTTGGGATCGCCGTCCAGGACCGTCCCGTCCGCCCGTACGGCGGCCCGTCGATGCGGCCGGAGCCACCAGGCACGCGCCCAGGAAGGCCGGATTTCAGTCCGGAGGCGCACCCGCAGCCTGCAGATTCGTGGCGGGAGCGGGCCGAGCGTTTCGTCTCCTGGGCGGAGGAGAACCTGAAGAGGAACGGAGAGGTCATCAAGTGGCTGTCCGGAAGGGGGATCGGACCGGATGCCGCTGTGGAATACCGCCTCGGCTGGAATCCAGGCGAGAACGGGAAGGACATCTACCGCCCGCGCAAGTGCTGGGGGCTGCCGGACGTCCTCCGCGCCGACGGAAAGCCGAAGGCGCTCTGGATCCCCGTCGGCCTGGTCATCCCCTGCATATCCGCCGGCGCCGTCTGCCGGGTCCGGATCCGCCGGCCGGAAGGAGAGCCGCGCTACTACGTCCTGCCCGGATCCTCGATGGCCACATACATCGCCGGGCGGGACCGCCGGGCCTTCGTCGTCGTCGAGTCGGAGCTGGACGCGATCGCCTGCGCCTCCGCCTGCAAGCTGGCGGGGTCCGTCGCCATGGGGTCTGTCTCAGCGAAGCCGGACGCGGAGGCCTGGGCCGTCCTGACCGGCTCCGTCCAGATCCTCAATGCCCTCGATTACGACGACGCCGGCGCGAAGGCGATGGCCTGGTGGGCGGCCGCGTTCGGAGACCGCTGCGTTCGCTGGCCCGTGCCAAAGGGCAAGGATCCCGGAGATGCCGCGCGGTCGGGGATAGACCTGAACGAGTGGATCAAAGCAGGGCTGCCGCCGGCGCTGACGATCGAGGGGCCGGACGGCAAGGCGGGAAGGCGGGGAAAACCGGCGGAAACCGGCTCTGGCGGCGAGAAGTCGGCTGGCAGGGGTGTGGATAAGGCTCCGGCTGGAAAAACGCCGCCAGGCGCGTCGGGAGCGGGTCAAAGCGGGTCAATGCCGGCATTGGCGGCAACGGCCATCCCCGATGGCACGCCGGAAGCCGTCCGCGAGCTTTACGGCCTGCTGCGGAAGAACCCGGCCGTCCGGATCGTCAACGAGCCGGGCCGTCTGGCCGTCCTGCGCGACGGGAAGTATGTCGGCGGCCGGATCGCCGAAATGGTCTTCCGTGTCCCGGAGGTCACGGACTACCTGTCGAACCACCCGGATGCCGACATCACGGCCGGGAACTTGCTGAAAAGGGACGACGATGAAAGTTGACGAACAGTCCGCATCCTTCGCCAACATCGCCGACGTCCTCGGCCACCTGAAGCGGGCGGGCTGGAAGGTCACGAGGTCGAGTCTGTACCGCCACCACCAGGAGGGGAAGTTCGTCGCCCGCGACGGCGCGTATCTCCATAAGGACGTGGACCGCTACGCCCGGACCTGGCTGAAGAAGGAATCCACCGGGAAGCGGGAGCGCGACGGCATCGACGAACTCCAGTGCAAGAAGGCCGAGCGCGAGCTGAAGCGCCTCGACCTGGAGATCCAGCAGCGGGAGCTGGTCTATGCGAAGGAGCTGGGAAAGCTGGTCCCGCGCGAGCAGATCGAGGTCGAGATGGCCGGAAGGGCGGCGGTCCTGGACGCCGGGCTGCGTCACTGGGTCCACGCGAACGCCGCGGAGTGGGTCCGGACTGTCGCCGGCGACTCGAAGAAGGTCGGCGATCTGATCCTGTTGATGGGCCGGTCGCTCGACGAGCACATCAATAATTACGCGGCGCCCCGGGACTACAGAATAATTATCGAGGACGAGCCGGAAACGGCCCAGGAAGACGGAAGGGGGGGTGGCCGATGGAATACAAACCGATGACTGACGATGAATGTCAAGAACTGATGACAGAACAACGGGCACAACTTGAACGTATGCTCGCTGTGTTTGATGCGGTGGCGGAGTTTTATCTGATTGACCATAAGGCAACCGAGGGAATTGAAAGAATGACTGCCTTCTGGGGCGATGAATCATGGCGCGATGTTGCATATAAAAAGAACCCGCAACAGTGCCTTTTTGGCGAACCTGACCCTCTGAAAACAAGCAACGACGAAGTTGTCGCGGCCTTTCATCGAAGGTTAAAGGAAGTTGCCAAATTCCGCTGTGTGCCGAAACCCATGCCGATGCGTAATTCAATAAATGCAGTCGTATATTTTTTGTTTTTCGCCAGCCAACAGCCGGTCGCAATCAAAATAGTGGAAGATATCTTCTCGAAGTACGAAAAACGAGGAGTGCAATAATGGCAAGGTCAGCTATTGAATGGACGGAATCCACATGGAATCCAATTACGGGTTGTACAAAGATAAGTCCGGGTTGCAAACATTGCTATGCCGAACGAATGGCAATCCGGTTGAAGGCGATGGGACAGCCCAATTATACCAATGGGTTTCGACTTACAGTCCATGAACATGTGCTTGAGATGCCTTTGCGCTGGAAGCGCCCCCAGACGATCTTCGTGAACTCCATGAGCGATCTTTTTCATAAGTGTGTACCCTTCGAATTCGTATCAAGGATATTCGATGTAATGGGTCGGGCATCACATCATCGGTTTCAAGTACTGACAAAACGTTCGAAACGCCTGCTGGAAATGAACTCGCAATTGGACTGGTCTCCAAATATATGGATGGGAGTCAGCGTTGAGAATTCTGACTACCAGTTCCGTATCGAACACCTTCGACAAACCAACGCCATGGTCAAATTCGTTTCATTCGAGCCCCTGCTCGGTCCGGTTCATGGTTTGAATCTAAACGGTGTGGACTGGGTTATCGTTGGAGGTGAATCAGGTCCCAAGGCGCGACGGATGGACCCCGCCTGGGCAAGAGAGATACGAGACCAATGCGTATCGGCCGGTGTACCTTTTTTCTTCAAACAATGGGGGGGAGTCATGAAGAAGAAAACAGGCCGCATCCTGGACGGCAGGACATGGGACCAAATGCCTGATGAGGGGCCGGATTTGATCAGCGCTATGGCTTTGCGGTTACGGTCGGACTGATGGAGTACATATCCGGCTGGTCGGCGTTGGAGATACTTTACTGGCTGAACGAAAAACAAGCGATACCAAGGAGATACGACAATGAAAACCGAAGAACAA